CGCTGCTGTCGTGTTTCTTACACCTCTTGTTACACCTGTTAATGTGTTTGTAGATATACCCGTATAGGATATTTCTTCTGATCCTATCTGTATAAAATTTGTGCCTGATGATGGAAACTGTGATGCATCATTTAATGTTATAGTTGTTGTCGATGAATTTATATCTGATGATAGAACTGTTGTAAAAGCTCCTACCTCTTGTCCACCCCAAGATCCAAGTGACCAACCAAAACCTTGTGACTGTACATCAGGGCCTACATGATAGTAGTGTTTAACTCTAATACCACCTGATTGTGTTGCTCCAGACCCTGCCTCTGCTGATGGCATTGTTATTGTAATAGTGCTTGATGATGGCACAGTGGTTGCCATAAATCTTATGTCATCAAAGTCTGATGCACCAAAGTTTGATCCTGTGATAGATGAAAAGTTATCTAATAAAACAATATCACCAGCCTGTATACCGTGATCACCTGAAAAATTTATTGTAACTGAAGCTGATCCGTTGGTTGTGCTAAATGCGTTTGTAAGAGTGTTTGTAGATTTAATTGGATGTATATCATAAAATACACCACCTGAGTATGCATATAAAATTCTGTTTGATCCTATAATAGAATACTTTCTACCTGCACTGTTAGTAAATTGGTGTAATGCTCTAGCTGCACCAGTGATATTATCTGCGCCTAGTTGTTTCCAACCACCTATCTTTTCAGGTGTTTGATATCGAAAACGAACGTTGTCACAGTCTATCCACTGTCCTTCAGCTGTTGTTGCTGTAATTTGTTTATTTATACCAGGTGCAAACCCTATCTTTTGTAGCATAGATCTCCAGAT